GGATAACGATATTGATATAATATGAATAAAGGACGGAAAAAAATACCAACAGAGATAAAAAAAGCACGTGGGACATTACGCAAATCACGTGAAACAGAAAATCAAATGAAAGTCAAAAAAATTGACGGACTTCCGATTGCACCAAATTGGTTGTCAGAAATTGGACGCGAACAATTTGACATTGTGGTCAAACAATTGAATGACCTTGAAATGTTGTTTGAAATAGACCTTCAATTGATTGTTGCTTATTCAAATTCAATGGCGTTGCATATAGAATCGGAACAAGAATTGCGACGTGTTGGACGTGTCATGGTTTATCGCAATGACGAAGGGCAACCAAAACATTCACAAATCGTTCCATTGCAAACAGTATCAAAACAAGCGTTGGACCAAGCGTTGAAAATTGCGGTTCAATTTGGATTGACGCCAAGTGCAAGAACAAAAATTTCACAACCAAAATTGGAAATTAAGGACAACGAATTTAATTTCTTTAACGATTAAAAATTATAAAATGAAAATATTATCACGATTCACAAAATATATTTTATTGAATTTAAAAATTGTATGGCTATTTTTAAAGGCCATTTTCTATTTTTTAAAATCAAATATTTATTTACTATTATTAAAATTAACATCAAAAATTCAACAAATGGCAAAACGAATTTTCAATGTTCACCGTGAAAAAAAAAGTGTCAAAAGACGCGGTGTGCATGCAAAAACAAAGACATCAAAAAATAAAAAATCGGTTAATTATCGCAAAAAATATAAAGGTCAAGGACGTTGATTTTTGATCGTTTGACAACAGAGGTCAATCCATTATCTTTTTTATTTGGTGTGTATATACCAAACAAACACAAAAGTGTCTTAAATCAAAGATTATGCCACAACACGTTGATTTGTGATTTTCTTAACAATCCATAAAAATGAAGAAAAAAAAATATTATTTTGACGAAAAAAAAGCCAATCGGGCGGTTGCATTTATTGAACAAATGTTGACACATACCAAAGGCGAATTGGGCGGACAACCGTTCATTTTGGAACCGTTTCAAAAAGACCAAATCATCAAACCAATTTTCGGTTGGGTTGATAAAAATGGATTGCGAAAACACCGCACCGTTTATATTGAGATTCCAAGAAAAAACGGAAAATCAAATCTTGCAAGTTGTATCGCACTTTTTTGTTTATTTGCCGACGGCGAGATTGGGGCCGAAGTTATTTCGGCGGCCGCAGACCGCAACCAAGCCAATATTGTTTTTAATATTGCAAAACAAATGGTCATTAATAATAAGCAATTGTCAAGACGTTCAAAGGTATTTCGCAACGCAATCACCCTGGAAAATAATGGGTCTTATTATAAATCCATTTCAAGCGAATCAACAACGGCACATGGAATGAACATATCATGTTGCATATTTGACGAACTACACGCCCAAAAAAACCGTGATTTGTGGGACGTTTGCACAACGTCAGTTGGTGCCAGACGACAACCATTGGTCGTTGCAATCACCACGGCGGGATTTGATAAACAATCAATTTGTTGGGAAATTAGCGAATACGCAACAAAGGTTCGCGACGGTATAATCAAAGACGAAACATTTTTGCCCATATTATATCGGGCCGAAATTGAAGACGATTGGAAGGACCCCGAAATTTGGAAAAAAGCAAACGCGGGATTTGGAACAATTATAAAAGAAGAATATTTTCAACAACAATTCAACAAAGCGTTAAACACCCCGTCATTTGTCAACACGTTTCGGCGGTTGCATTTGAATCAATGGACGGGAAATGAAACGGCATGGTTGACCGACGACGAATGGGAAAAATGTAATATTGCAAAAATTGATTTGGAAAAATTAAGGGGACGGGAATGTTTTGGCGGAATTGACCTTGCGTCAACGCGGGATTTGTCGGCCCTTGTTTTAATATTCCCCGACGACGACGGAAATTTTGACGTGGTTCCGTTTTTATTTGTTCCCGAATCAAAGGTTGACCAACGTGTCGGTGGCGACGGTGTGGACTATTTAACATGGTCCCAACAAGGATATATCATAAAAACCGAAGGAAATGTCCAAGATTATAAATTCATTCAAGCGAAATTCCTTGAACTTGCGGAACAATTTAATATTGTTTCATGTTCATTTGACCGTTGGAATTCATCACAATTAGTTATTAATTTAATTGAAGAAGGTGCAAAAATGAACCCAATTGGAATGGGTTTTAAAAGTCAATCCGTTCCCACAAAATATTTAGAAACATTAGTTTTGGACCGTAAAATCAATCATGGTGGCCACCCCGTCATGCGGTGGTTCATGTCAAACGTGGTGTTGCAAGAAGACCCCGCAGGAAATATCAAGATAAACAAAGGCAAATCAAAAGATAAAATTGACGGAATTGCCGCCCTTATTATGGCACTTGCGGAATATATGAACACCCTTGGCGGTGATAGTGATTCAGTTTATGAAAGTCGGGGTCTAACTTTTATATAAATTACCTCTATAAAACACACTCAAAATGATCGTGGGATTTTTTCAAAATTTCCGTATTAAAAAAAAATGATTATATTTGTTTCATACAAACAAAAAAACTTTTATAATTATGAAAAATTTCAAAACATCTTTAACAGATAACCAATTGTTAAATCAATTAAAAAATTTAAAAAACGACAATGACAATTTTGACATTGAAACTTTTTATCCAAATGGGAATTATAGAACCAATATTCTTTTAGAAAAAATATCAAATCCCGAACACGATTTTCAAATTTGGGTCGGTTTGCAAGGTGGTTTCACACACGACAAAGAAGGACACGAAAAAATTGTTCAATATTGCAATTATTAATTTATAAAATATAAAGGGGTTTCGGCCCCTTTTTTTATACTAACTATTTAAAAAACAATACAAATGAAAAAAGAATTTCAAAATTTTCGGTTTTGTTTACGGTGTCAACGAATGGCATTGATTCAAAAAAAATGTTGTGGGTTTTGTGGCGGCGACTTTATTTTGCAAGGTCAAAAAACACGATTAAATTATCAAGATGTTTCGGACATGAACCGCGAACAAAACGAACGAAATAAAAAAAAATATTATGAAACAACACATTAACATTTCAAAACAACAATTTGAAAGATATTTGACCGTTCAAAAAATGGGTGGGTATAATATGATTGACCCGCGTGCAAGACAATTGACACAATTAAGCCGTCGGGAATATATATATATTATGGAAAATTATCATGAATTAATTAAAAAATTTAAAATATGAAAAACTACACAATTAAAAAACTAATAAAAGGATATAAACTTAAACCCGAATTGAAGGGTTTGACATTGGTGGGAATACCGTTTCAATTCAAAAATGAACCCATTAACGTTGATTTTAATGGCGTTTCACAATTAATCAATAGCACAACCCCATTATTGCATAAAGAAATGTTTCGGGACAAATATGGCCGTGATAAATATTACGTATTATATTATTATGAATGGGACCCCGTGAAAACACAAATCACACTATTTTAAAATTAAGGCCCTTCGGGGTCTTTTTTTTTATCCATAGTAATATAAAATATTAATTAATTAACTTTGTTTTTTAATCCACATAACCTTTAATTTTGGGAATATTTGATTTTTTTAAAACAGAGAAAAGACACGTTTCATCAAACTTTTTAAGCACGGCAAATTTGTTTGGCAATTCAAGTGGCGTTCGGGTGTCGGAAAAATCTTCAATTGGTTTAACCGCAGTGTGGGCGGCAATCCGATTGTTAAGCGAAACAATTGCGTCCCTTCCTCTTAATTTATACCGATTAGAAAACGACGGGTCAAAATTCATTGACTTATCAAATCCATTGAACAATTTGGTTTCAAAAAATCCGTCCCCGAACTACACGAAATATAATTTCATTGAAACAATGATGTCCCATTTGTTATTATGGGGAAACGCTTATGCGTACATAAATAGAAACGGCGGTGCCAGACCAACGGAACTTGTAATTTTAGACCCCGAAAATGTTGAACCATTTAAATCCGACGAAGACGGTTTGACATATTACAAAATAAAAGATTCCAAAATTTGCAGTGCAAAAGAAATATTGCATTTTGTTGGATTCTCATTTGACGGAATCAAAGGAAAATCACCGATTCAAGCGTGTCAACAAGCGTTGGGAATTGGAATGGCGTCCCAAGAATTCGGGGCCAATTTTTTTGGACGTGGTGCAAACTTGTCGGGAATATTAGAACACCCCGCACGATTATCAGACGACGCGGCGAATAGATTGCGGGATTCATGGAACACACGTTTTTCGGGAATTCATAATTCACATCAAACGGCAATATTAGAAGAAGGGGTCAAATTCAAACCAATTGGCATGCCCCTTGCGGACGCACAGTTCATTCAAACAAGACGTTTCAGCACCGAAGAAGTTGCCCGAATATTTAGGGTCCCGAATCATTTAATAAACGATTTAACGTCGGCAACATATTCCAATATTGAACAACAATCGTTGGAATTTACAAAATACAGTTTGACACCGTATTTGGTAAACTTGGAACAAGAAATGAATCGGAAGTTGTTGTCCGATAGAGAATCAACAAATCAATTTTTTAAATTTAGAACAAACGAATTATTGCGTTCCGACGCAAATTCCCGTGCGGACTATTACACAAAATTATTTGGAATCGGTGTTTTATCCCCGAATGACATTCGCAAGGCCGAAGACATGAACGCAATTGAAAAAGGCGACGAACATTTTGTTCCATTAAATTTGGGCGGGTTAGAAAATCAAAATATTAATACTAATAAAACAGAAAACAATGGCGAAGAAAATAAATAACGAAGGCATTGAAAGACGTAATTTTAACACTTCCGAAATCCGTGTTGACAACGAAGACACACGCGAAGTTGTGGGATATGCAAGCGTTTTCAATTCATTATCCGAAAACCTTGGCGGATTCCGTGAAGTAATATCACGAAACGCGTTTGACGACGTTCTTGAAAACGGGACGGACACACGTGCATTATTTAATCACGACCCCAATTTAATATTAGGACGTACAACGGCGGGAACACTTAATTTATCAGTTGACGAAAATGGTTTGCAATATAGATTCACGGCCCCAAATACAACGTATGCAAATGACTTGTTGGAATCATTAAAGCGTGGCGACGTTTCACAATCAAGTTTTGGTTTTATCGTTGAAGACGATTCATGGGACCAAGACGAAAACGGTTCCACAATTAGAACAATCAAAAAAGTTTCAAAATTATTAGACGTTTCACCCGTCAGTTTTCCCGCATATCCCGAAAGTAGTGCGAAAACACAAAAACGATTTTTAGATTTTAGAACCGAAGTTGAAAAAACAGAAAACAAAAAACAAGACAAAGACCAAATTCAAAGGGAATTATTAAACAGAAAATTAACAATAATCAAATTAAAAAAATAAACAAATGGATTCATTTAAACTAAAAGAGGAAAGAGCCGTTTTTGTTGATAATATGTCGGCAATCCTTGAAATCGCAGAATCAGAAAACAGAGATTTAAGCGAAGACGAACAAAATCAATGGGACGGATTCAACACGGAAGTTGAATCAATAGATAAAAAAATTACTATTGCCGAAAGACAAGAGGAATTGAATAAATCTATCGCGGCAAATATAAGTGCGGCGGCACCAACAAAACAAGACAAAGAATTAAGAAATTATTCATTTCAAGACGCAATGAAACAATCCGTTTCGGGCAATCTTTCGGGACTTGTTAAGGAAATGGACCAAGAAGCAAGAATCGCACACCCAAATCAAGCATTTAGAGGTGTTGCAATTCCTTCGTCTGTACTTGAACACAGAGCGGCGGACATCACAACCGCAGGAAGTGCAGGGACGGAAGTAATGTCATTTACTGACCAACTTGAAGCGAATCTAGTTTTAGCAAGTGCGGGTGCGAATTTTTATTCGGGCGTTAATGATATGAAATTTCCCGTTGTTTCGGGCATAACTTCGGCATGGGTTGTTGAAGACGGTGCGGGCGGCGACGCGGCACAATCGGGTGCAACAAGTTCGTTGACACTATCACCGAAAAAATTAATTTCAGTTGTTGAAATGTCGGCGGAATCAATGACACAAAACGCGGGATTAGAAGGTGTAATCCGAAGAAACATGGCGGCAAGTGTTGCGTCTACATTAGAAAAAGCATTATTGACGGCGGGTTCTGATATTACAAACGCACCACAATCAATGTTCACAGACGCGGCGGCGGGTGCCGTGGGTGTTGCGGCGGGGGACTTCATTAACCTTGAAGCGACGGTCCTTGGAAACAATGTTCCGTTAGAAGGTGCAAGAATGGCGTATATCTTTGACAAAGACGCATATTCGTCAATTAGGTCATTATTACAAACGACAGGTGTTGCGGCATTATGGGACCCAGCAACAAAAATGTTGAACAATTACTTCGGTTTCTTTTCAACAAATGTTGGAAATGGTGGAACGGCAGACAAGGCACATGCGTTGTTTGGTGATTTTTCAAAAGTACACATTGCACAATTTGGTGGCCTTGATGTATTATTTGACCCTTATACTAAATCAAGACAAGGTGTCGGAAGTTTGGTTTGCACTTCGTTAGTGGACGCGAAAGCGGTTCAAGGCGGTGTTGCATTCTCAAAATTAGTTGAAGCATAGTAATTCAATTATTTTAAGTTTTTTTTAAAATCGGGGTGGGTTTTTCCCGCCCCTTTTTTTTTAAAAATCCCACGATCAAATTATCACACAATTAACAGATATAAAAAACAAAAAAAACAACCATGATTCGTTTAAATTTATCATCATCACCAACGGCAACGGATTTGATTTCTGTTGCAACGGCAAAAGAATTTTTGCGTGTTTCACATAGTGCAGACGACACATTGATTGGAACACTAATTTCGGCGTCAATTGAAGTGGCCCAAAATTTCACCAACACAAAATTTTTGGAATATGAATATAAATTATCAATGGCGACATGGGACGACGTATATGCGTCAAACGCATACGGTGGTTATTTGTACCGCGACGTTGCGACGAATTTAAGTTCGTATGGTGGTTATTATAGCAAATGGACGGGGTTGCAACAAATTGTCCTTCCTTATCCACCATTAATTTCAATCACACATTTAAAATATTACGATACAACAAACACACAACAAACATGGGCCGCGTCAAATTATAATGTCGGAACATTTATAAATCAAAAAGGGTTTATTGAAATCAAAGACGGAATCAACACGCCCGACGTTTCAAAACGTGAAGACGCAATTGAAATTCAATTCAAATGTGGTTATGGTACAACCGCAAGTGATGTCCCCGACGCAATCAAACAGGCGGTTTTATTAATATTGGGCCGCATGTACGAACTTCGTGAAGATAGTGTTTCAAAACTTCCGAAAGCGTCCGAATATATTCTTGAACCTTATAGAATAAAAACATATTAAAATGGCGAAACAAGAATTTTTAAAAGCGGGCGAACTTGACACACCAATTGAAGTGTATTATAAAACGCGAACACAAAATTCATTTGGTGAAATGACGGTTTCGGCTAAAACATTATTAAAAACAATATGGGCCAAAATAATTCCGAAGGGGGGCAAAGAAGGTGTGGAAGATTCGGTCATTGTGGCGACAAATAAAATTAATTTTTTGGTGCGTTGGGACAATGATTTAGAATTAAATAGCACCACAATATCACCCGAAGAATATTTTGAAATTAAATATTTAAATAAATATTGGAATGTGTCGGACATGTCATATAATGGAAGGGGCAAAGGAATTGTCATAAAATGTTATTTTCAAGACGATAAATAATGGCGGGGGGATATGATAACGCGTTTGATTTGGAAGTTTCTTGGGGTGAATTACAAGGAATATTGGCGTCTTTGAAAAAAATTGACCGCAAATTCGGACCACGTAAAGTCAAACAAATTGCAAGAAATTCGGCCAAAACATTGCGAACCGAGATGAGGAATTTGGCACCGAAATATGACAAACAAAAAAAGTTGAAATTTTATCAAGGAAAATCCGTTCCATATAAGAAGGGAACATTGAAACGGTCCGTTGCAATAAAATCAACACGCAAAGGAATATTGGTCATGCCAAGAATGGGAAAACGAACGTCATCAGTTTTAGGAAAACCAAATCTTGACGGTTATTATGCACACATTGTTGTTGAAAAATCTTCGGACGGAAAAGATTTTGTGGAAAAAGCACGATTGGCAAAAAAAGACGAAGTGTTGCGAAACATGGAAAAACAAGCATTAAAATTAATTAAATGGTAGGTCAATTATTGAAATATTTATTATCGTGCAACAGTACGGCAGACGACAACCCCGCGTTTGAAATATTGGAAATTATGGGTTGCGAATTAACATCACAAAAAACAATATATCCAAACGTGTTGCCGCAAAATTATGGGACACCCGCAATTGTTTATACAATCACAGGGAATGAACCTTCAAAAGTTAAAGAAACAAAAGCAATTGCAACCACAATTGAATTTGAACTTGATATTGTGGCGGAAAATTATTCGGTTGTCAATTCCTTGGTCAATTTAATTATTCCATATTTACACAGATATAAAAACACATATAATTCCGCAAATCAAACCAACATTGGTTTTGGTATGCCGCCCACAAGTTTTGGAAAATTTGGACCCGCAAGCACGGGACCCATTCAATATGTGGCGGGATTTCAAATCATTGATTGTTTTTTTATTAGTTCCGTTGAAAATTTTGACGCAAAACTTGAATTGTTTCGGAACACCTTAAATTTTAAATTGACATACATAAAAGATATTACACAATTTGAACCCGAATTTATTTTGAAATTGGACGATTTAAACTTAATGTCAACAATTGTCAATTCAACCGACAATCCATTGTACACACAACCAATTGCAATCAATCAAAGTGTCAACGCAATATTTTGTCCGAATTTATTTCCAACAATTAATGACACGTTAGACGGGACATTTCCTTTGTTTCTGGACACAAGTGGCACAAGTGGCACAAATAGACCTTTATTGATTAAAAGTGTCTTAAACCCGCCGAAATACAATGAATTAAACGCATTAAAATTTGAAGCGGGTAAATTTTTGACGGGTAATTCTTTTTTGCAAACCCGAAAATTAAAAGAATATACATTTTTTGCGGTGTTTAATTTGACGGATTCCAAATCACAAACCCAAGGGGCGGCATTTTTACACGCACAAATTTCAAATTCAGTTGCCACGACAATATATGCGTCCACTGAAAACAGTGGCGGCGTTGGTGGTTTTTCATATTATAGAATAAAAGGAACCGTGATGAATTCAACATCGTATGAAGGATTTGAAATCATGTCTGTTGCTTCGTGGCCATTATTAGGAATAAACACCGACGCGTCATTTGACGACCCCGTTTTTATTGCGTTTAGTTTAGAAAAAAGTAATGATTCGTTAATAATGGGCGAATTTAAAATGATAATGTCGTCATATCCGACATCTATTCAAAATTTAGGGGACACGGGAATCAATCAAACATGGACGCGGGCGGTTGCAAACGGTTTTGATTCTGAACATTTATTTGTTTATGATACAATTCACACGGACATTCCAAGTTTTGACCCAAAATTTGGAAACACAACACCATTAAATGACGAAATCACCATTTATGACATGGTTTTATTTAATGAAAAAATTGATTTTGGAACTTCAAAATTTGAATATATTAAAAGAAACATAATTGAAAAACATGGCATGTTAAATTTAGTAGAATAAAACAAAAATCCCACGATCATTTTATGTGGCATTTAACAGATTAAAAACATGATTGGAAAAGCTATTTATACACTATTAAAAAACAAAGTTTCA